ATGATCTCATCATGTCCCCGTATAGTTTCGTGTCCTCCCCCACCATAATTCCTTGGTCATCGCCGCCGCCAAGAATCTATCGCCCCCGAAGTTGTCTTCATTGCTCCGAAGTTGGCAGGCCTCGTAGCTTTTATCACATGGTCCCATCGGCCCGGTATAGCCGCATTCCGTTCCCCTGTACGACCACGGGCAGGATGTTGACTGAATACGCAACGGCTCCTTGTTCCAGAGCACCATTTCGTTCGTCAACGTCACTTGCACCGCATTGTCGCCCGACAAGTCCCATCCGCCGACGATCCCCCGGAAGAGCCGCTGGAAGGCCCGGCCGGTCTGGACATAGGACCCTCCGTTGATGGTGATAGTGAGGGAGTGAAGTTTAGGTGTCGCCATCGGCCCATCAGTTAACAGCACTTGCTTCACCCACAGGTAGTGCCCACCCACCACCTCACCCACAATCCCCGGTATTGGGTCGCCGCTGGTACACACATGCCACGTTTCGGGCTCCACCGTATCGGAAGTGGACAGTCCGGCAAAAACAGTGATACTCGTTCCCTCCGGCTCGGTCGATGCCCATTCGATCAGGCTGGACTTGACCACACCGGCGGAAGAGAGATCGAGAGGGGGTGACAGTCTTTCGCCTTGGAAGATGCCCATGTTACAGCCCCAATTCCTCCAGCTTATCCCGTCCCCATTGCCGACAAGCCTCGACATAATCGTTGTAGGCCGCAGATTCGGGAGACGGTGCAATCCGGAGCATTTTAAACTCATCGTCCGCGCTGTACTGTTCCCGTATCATCTCCACCACCTTGCCCTTGATAGCCCGACAGGTGGGACTCGCCGCTACAATCGCCGCTTTTAGCTCCGGCGTTACGGTGACTTCGGTCAGGGACTCCGCGATAATCTCGGGCTGTTCCGGCAGTTCACCGGGCACGCTGACGTATGTCCAGCCGTCGATGGTGCAAAGTTCCACGATGCGCTCCTGTGGCTCCATGTCGTAGTCAGGTTCACGCAGACAGTGTGTTGTATATTGGTCGGTAGTTTTTAGGTACTTGTAGATCGCTGCCATTGGCAATTTCCTCCTGTAGTATTTTCAAAAGATATATCAACGAGCTGCTTTGTTTGGCGTGCCCCAGTATCGATGCAACCGAATCCTGTTTCCCGGCGCGTGCCTTCCGCTTAAACTTAAAGACGCTGTACTTTCGAATAAACTTGCATGATCTCCAGGTGCGATAGCCGCAGAAATTGACACCTTTTCTGATCTTCTGGATCGTTACCCGGGAAAGCCCCAGGTCAAGGTGTTCTCTAAGGAACCGCGCGATGGAGTCTCGCAGGACAATGCAAGCCCGCCTGGTCAGGCCGATCAGCATCAGATCGTCCACATAGCGGACGTAGTGCGGCACCTTCAGGGTGCGCTTAATAAAATGGTCAACGGCGCTCAGGTAGATTAGCGCAAAGGTCTGGCTGAGCAGGTTCCCGATGGGGATCCCTTTTGGCGGCTCCATTTCCGCAAAGCCCATCATGGTGTCCACCAGGCGCCTGTCTTTAATTTTACGCTCAACCAGTTGCCGCAGTATCACCCTGTCAATCGAATAAAAGTACTTCCTGACATCGATATGCAGGGTGTAGTCGTCCCCTGAATAGTGCCGCATGGCCTGCTGGACAGCGTGCGCTGCTCGATGTGTGCCGTATCCTACCCTGCACGCGAACGAGTCGGCGAGGAACGTCGAGTCGAATATGCCGTAAACCACCCGATAGATCGCGTGCTGGACAACGACATCGCGAAATGCTGGCGCATGAATTATCCTTTTTTTTGGCTCATGAACCTCAAACTCATAGTACGGCGAGACGCTGTACGTGCCGCCGTGGAGCTCTTGGTGGAGCTCGGCAAGGTTCGCCCCCAGGCCCTTTTCAAAATCAAAGCATGAGCGCTTGCCACGCTTTCCCTGGCGGGCATCCAGGTACGCCTGATAAAGGTTTTCCTGGCTGAACGCCTTTTCAAATAAGCCGCCGTATCGTTTCATCGGTGTCCCTTTGACCCCTGGTCTTCGGATTTCCTACCAAAAAGGGGTTGTGTGTTTGATTTCGCCCATGGCAGGATAGCATATCCCTGTGGCTCCACTGTCCTCATGTGTGAGGTGTGAGGAAAGAGCCGCAGTCCGCGCGAAAGCCCACATTCACGTTCGAGTTCGTCCGGTTGTTGTTCCAGTTCACGCCCCAGACCCCGGCACTCGAGCCGCTCGTCCAGTGCCCCGACGAAATCAGGCACATGTTGGTATGCTACCCTTCTAGTCATCACCATCGATTCTCTGCCTTTATCTTTTGTATCCATCCGCCGATCATGCGGCCAAGCTCGTCCACCAGTGCGTTGATGGTCATGTACCGCCGTTCGGCTGTCTGTTCGCGCTCGCCTTCCTTTTTCACCCGCCGTGAGTCCGAGAACTCAAAGTAGCCCAGCTCGTTCGCCAGAAACAGCTGCATCCTCAGCTTCTCGTGGGCGATGTCCAGGCTCGTTAAGGTGGTCTTTTTGATGTACCGCTTTTGCCCTTCCGAGATGAGATCGTACACTTCATAGGCGGTGCTCCTTATTCTGCTCGCAAGAGCATATTTTTCGTGCTTTGGAAAATGATTCAGGTAAATGTTCATCAGCTTCGCGAACTCCATAAACTTCCGGTTCAGTTCCGCTTCACTGTTGGTTCCCATTCCTTTACTGCCTCCGCTCTCGCTACGGCGATACAGGGTAACAGGCCGCGCGAAAGCCCACAGACACGTGCGAGCTCGTCCGGTAGTGGCCCCAGTACACGCCCCAGACCCCGGCACCCGAGCCGTTCGGCCAGTTCCCCGACGAAATCAGGCACAACTCATTGCAGACATATTGATAAAAATAATCTTTACCGAATAAATCTGTCCCTGTTGTGTCAATACCGTCCTCATCCTGAGGGAACCCTTGCCCGGTCAGCCGGTAGCCATCGCCGGAGATGTCTTCCGACAGCACCTGGTTCCCGCCACTGCCGTAATACTGTGCGAAACCACCACCATCGACGAAAGGTGGAACGAACCGCTCCATCATAGCCGCAACTCCCGTCGCGCCCCAGTGATCGGTTGCGCCTGAGTTTCCGCTGGTGAAATCCTCAAAGGCCGTGTCAGTCTTGCGTTGGTAGAAAGTACTACAATTAAAACTGTTGGTGCTGGTGTAGTCCTCGAACCCGGTGCTATCGAGGTTGATGGAGAAGGAATTGTCATTGACCTTCGTTATCTGCCAGCACTTGTTTCGGATTACGTCCCAGGAATCGTTTAGCGCCGTTGTACACAGCACCCAGTCACCGGTTTCGAGCCCATGGCCTGTGATGGTCACGACACACGGGTTAGACTTGCTCATCGCCTCAATACTCTTCGATGCCGCCACACAGGTCGCACCGATACTCACCTCCCACATGAGGCCGTTCACGTCTGCGACGCCGCAGTTCTGGCCATTGTGAGTGGTCTTTGCGAAGGGATCGCCAGAGCCGGTTTTGCCGCAGCTGCTATACCCATCCGATAGATAGGTCAGGTCATTATCGTCCACATCGGCGGCCGATATTACGCCACCCACGGGTGCCTGGTTGTTATTCAGACCCTTCGGGTAATTGTAGGTCGCATGATACCACGCACAGTAAGTCGTATTGGATGATGCCTGCCCGTGGGCCAGCGAAAGCAGTGCAAGCAGGGCGTAGACTTCACGAGGGGCGCAGAAGAACATCCCGTCACCAGCCGCACCGTCCACGCCGTCACGGGCTTTTGCCGCATTGATGCACTCGTAATAAGCATTAGCGGTACAGTTCGTCAGGTCGGCAATCGGGTTGTGGCCTGCATGAGTGGAGATGGGGTCGCCGTACCGCAAGGATGATGCGATGAAGCCGCTCCCCCATGCGTTCTTACTGGCCATGTACTTGTCGATGAAAATGCCGTCCCGCTCCGTACCACCGTTGATGAAGGCGGTGGGAAGGGCGTAGCCGCCAAGATTGGCCGCAGCTTCATTTGCGAAAGTGTCCACACCCTTCGTGTCAATGCTGTTTACGCCATACATTCCGTATGTGGGATTTAATTCATGACCGATGCGATAATAGAATTTCGGGATGTAGCACATCACCGAGCCATCTCTGTAAATGTAGTTTCCGTAATTATCATGGCCCTTTAGCCAAGCTCCGGGCATAGCTTCCATACCGTCAGGGAGCAGAGATGTCGGACACACTCCGACGCCGTAACCCATTTCACCGGGTTCTCCGATAATGTTTCGGGGGCTAAAATCAAGCAAATCGCCCACCTTAATAAATTTATCAACGCCATTTTGCCCCACCCATAATCGATCATTTTCCCCGACAGGGTCGGCACTAAACGCCAGATCGTGTAAAGTTGTGTCACTCATGATAATTGCCTCACATAGTATTGTTTTCCATCGTTGGTCTTAATATTCTTGCCATCGTGTGTCTGAAGTCGTTGTATTGCGGGGAGTTTCAAGTTATCACCATCCGCCACCGTGCCGTCATGGACACCGGCGTCCCAATCGGCCGCCGTGGATTCGGTACGGATGACCTCCGGGTCAACATCAGTCTCAGTAATCACCCCCAAGGAAACTATTCCCCACTTGTTCCGCACATCCTCGCTCAGCAGGAGAGCGCTGATGGCTTGATCTGTGTCATCAATGTCAATGTCCAGAGAGTCCACCGACAGTCCGGTATTGCCCTGAATCGCGTCGAACTTGAACCCCCGCGGCGAATACGTATCGCCGCCGTAATACACTACATGG